AACCACTACTTCATCCTTCCATGTTTCCCTATACTTCTCAGGAATCCTATCAGTGGGTAGAATAACCACATCATCCTTGTTAGCATCTTTGACCTGATCAAGTGTAGTCAAGACCATATCTTGCTCATTAACCCAGTCCATAGCCCCGCAAGAAGTAAAGGGTAGGGCTATTAATGCACCCAGAAACACACCACAAATAATATTTTTAAACTTTCTCATAATTAACTACTTTGCATCTTATTTAGATAATCCTCGTCTTGGACCTCATCAGCCTCTTGAGGATTACTCATACTACCTTCATGGGGAGAAGGAAGAATTTCTTGCACTGCTTTCTTCACATCCTCATAATCCTCCAGCTTAACGAGCGCATGAATATCGTGGAGGGAATCCATCCATGCTGCAACTTGTGCCTTACTCCCAGCCTCAGAGGACTTGGGACGAGGCTGAGATTGGTCATACTTCGGCCACTGACCTTCCATAACCTTGATGATCTTAAAATCATGACCTGTTTCAAGATCCGTAATATCTCCAAAATCTTCGTCCAGCATAGCAGCGATAATCTTCTTAAAAAGAATCACACCCACAGAAAGAATTCTGACCTCTCCACTCTCACGATCTACTACATTCATGTAATAACGAGCACGGGGCTTAATCTGCCTAGCTAGAGCTTCATCTTCCTCTTTTCCAGTCTTCCATAAACCATAATAAAGATCGCAGAGGGGGCAAGCCTCTCCATGAACCTTTCTACAATGCACATTTCTTGTTGAATCGGCATAGGGGATCCTGTGGATCTTGGTTTCTCCGTAAAACAGTTTCTCTTCATCCTTGCTAGGAAGGATACGAAGAAGATTTGTTCCTTCTTGAATCTGAAGGAAATTTTTCAAAAAATCAGAACGAGCAGCAACATTATTGCTGAGTTCCGCGTGTTTTGCTCTTAGAGCATTCAAGTCAATAGCCATGTTAAACCTCCTTACGGTTAGTTGGGGCCAGTTTCTATATTATAGTTAGTATTCGTAAAATTTTTAGATTATCTATATAAATTTGTCTCGGCGCGACGATTGGATGACAACTGAACAAGCATATCCTTCTTCTGGTCTAATGAACTTACTAGACCTTTAAACATGGTATACTTTTCAGAGGCATCAATCACCTTTTGGTTATATAGTGCGAAATCGTCCCGCGACTCAACAAAATCCATTGTGGCTTTGACACTTATTTTTGTAGGGGTGCTCCTCTGTTTCTCGTTACTAGTTTTAGCTATATACCGAGTTAACTCCAGATTTGCTTCATCAAGCCTTTTCTTCGCCACAGACAAAAGACCTTGGTAGTAAGAATACACAGAAGCTTGGCGATTCATCTCTTTATCTATTTCATGCCTATCGAACTTAGTTAGGGCTTCTGCAATTTCCACATAATTTTCAAAAGTGAGATCTTCCACAACTTCAAGTAAAGTCTGTATTTTATTCATAGTAATCCTCAAAAAGTAATTTCCAAAGTTCAGGATTTAAATTTTTAAACATGAGAAAACATCTGCAAGCTGCTTCTGTAAGGTACTCGTTAGATGTTGTTAGCTTGTCTTCTTCACTCTCATGGTCCCCTCCCAAACCAAAGGTTTCCATGAAAGCATGACACACTTCATGTATGATAGTAGCATGAGCTACATTCTCAGGCAAACTTTTATCAATAGTTATAGTATTTAAATTGAAATCTGTGATGCCGTAACATTTTTGGGCTCCTCTTAGAAGGTTAGCTTTAACTATAAACTTAAAGGAAGTCCAACCCACATCCAACGACTCAGGCAACCTTTCCAGTAATTTAATCTTCTTCGTCAAGTGATTCTCCTTCCGACATTCTCAAAATATTATAATCTATCTTCATAGGAACAGAAAAACGGGGTCTCCCATTTCTCGATTTTACAACATACGCTCGCATAGTACCACTATCAAACTCTTCTTCATTTTGATTAAGTGAAACGGCAAAATCACATGTTCTAATTTTACCATATGAATCTCCCAACTCCGCGTCTGTAATAATCTTGACCGCCCTTCCTTGACGGTTGGTCTGGGTTGCTGTCCACATTAACACCTTCAGTTCCATAGCTAATCCTCGTAACTCTTCAGCAATCCTCTGTTGAGCCTGATACTCATGTTGACCCTCTCTAATAGGACGCATGAGTTCTAGATAATCCACAACGATAACGTCAGGGACAAATTCTTCATAATTCCTAAGCTGAACCAGTAATGCTCTCAAACCATTAACATTGATGGTTCCCGTAGGAAACTCTTTAATCATTAACTGACTATCAGGAAAATTAGTTCGGAAAATACTTAGCCTCTCGCCCACCTTTAGCTGCGCGGAAGGATCCTTTAGGTGAGCCTGAGGAACCAGCGTCATGACAGAATCAAACCTCTGTGCGATCTTATCCTCTGACATTTCCAAGGACACGTATAAAACTTTGCGTCCCTCAATCATAGATTCAACCGCTTGGTTTACTAACCACAGGGATTTTCCCACCCCAGGAGGGGCAATCACCATAGCCAATTCTTTTTGCCCCAGGCCACCCTCTAAAGATTTGTTGAGAGATGGAAGAAACATTTTATACTTGTCTTGGGATTCAGAATTATACGTCCTATCCCAACGAGAATTAAAATCAGTAAAATACTGTTGACCTACATCAACCGTTCTACAGACAGTAAGAGCTTTGCGAACTAGCTGTTCGGTTTCCTCCATTCTATCTTCTTTGATAAGTATTAAGGATTGCTTTATGGCTTCCTTCATAGCTTCACGTTTAGCAAAGCCTTCAATCAAATCAAGAAAATAATCTTGTCCTTCAATAGCAGAAGTATCTAGTTTATTAATATACTGAATCTCATCAGTATAATCATGAATAGATTCTCGCTCAGACTTAGTCTTCCTGATCTCCTGTTCTATAAAATCATCACTAGGAAGCTTCTTGTATTTCTCGTAGTAATCTCTGACTACCGAAAAGATTTTGCCGTGTGCAGGAAACTCAAAATAGTGAGGTTGAACTAGGTTAACAATTTGAAGGTAGAAATCTTTATTGGATTTGAGAAGGTATAAAATACCACGCTGGATATTTTCGTTAAATTCGTACATAAGTAGTTTAGTTATTGCGGTTTATATTTTTTATACGGATCTATTCCTGCCTTATCATAGTTCTCGGCACTCACTTTTTTAGACAAAGCTAATCTTTCTGCGAGTTCCCTATCATTTAAAGGTCTGGCGTTGGTCATCTCCAGATAGCCTTTAGAAGGGGTGTACCTAGCGTAATGTTGGTAGCCTGTTTTCATTCTCTCTTTACATTGCTCTTGGAGATTCTTATTAATTTCATCCGATCCCCCTGTCTTGTTAAACCCTGTTATTGAATTAATGCCTGTCCACCCTGCGCCTTTAAAATGAACAGGGGTATCAGTGTATCGTCGTTCACAAAGTTTTTTGCATTCAGGACATTTAGTACGGTCAGGATTTTTTGCTAAAGGATAATCTCTCTCCCAATATAATTCGCACTTATGACATTGCCAGATATATTTTACCATAGTTATCCTCCACACTCCCCACCCGCTAAAGAACATACCTCTGCGGTTTGTACTTTCTCTTCTATCTCTGCGTTTCCCATATATTTATTAATATTCTCCTCGGTAAAGGGTATAGCTTCTAACGGCTCATTTCCCTTAGACCCTGCACGATAAACCGTAAGACCCTTTAAGTAGGGGGTATAGTCTAAAGCCGCCTGTGAAAATTCCTCAGGGCTTGTTTCGGCAGGAAGGTTGATAGTTTTAGATAAACAATTATCAACATATTTTTGCACAGTTGCCTGTACTTTAATATGATCTTCGGGAGAGACATCGTACGCACCCACAAAATTATCCAAGTTATTCTTTTTATCATACCACTCCTTAAATAACGGGTCTACTACTAGCTTTTCCTTCCACGTATTAGCATGTCTCCATCTCCTATTGTACATCGCAGCAAAAATAGGCTCAATTCCTGTAGAAGTACCATGGAGCATGGATATGGTACCACAGGGAGGAATGGTTAGCATCACTGCATTACGGATTCCATAACGTTTGATAAGCATTCGGATACGAGCAGGAAGAGTCTTAGCAAACTCCTCATTTAAATACTTCGTTCTATCAAACTCTGCGAATGGAGTCTTGTCCCTGGAGAGGTAGATAGATTGCTTGTAGGATTCATCCCTGATGGTAGCAAAGAGTCTCTCCAGAAATTCTAAACACTTCTCACTACCATACTTCAGACCTAACTTGATGAGCATATAGTGAAGCCCTGTTACTCCCAACCCAATCCTACGGGACCGTTCAGCTACTGTCTTACATTCATCAGTAGGAAAAGTGTTAATAGTAAGAACATTATCGAGGAATCTAATACCTGTGCGAATGGTACGAGCAAGACGTTTCCAATCCACATCAGACCCGTCATCAAGAACCATATTAGAAAGATTAACATTGCCCAAGCAACAATTCCCATAAGAAGGGAGCGAAATCTCACCGCACGGGTTCGTTGAGTCGAGCTTCTCAAAGTATGACACATTTGTATACCTATTTGCCAAATCAATATTATAAATACCAGGATCTCCAGACTCTACTGAGTTTTCCCAAATGACATTCCACAACTCTCTAGCTTTAATATCATTACGTCCTACCACTTCGAACTTATCTGTCCAAGCCTTCTTATGAAAATTTTCTGCTCTAGCAAGGGCATCCTCCTCATCCAGGGCTACCACTCTAATAGTCTCATTAGTACCTCTAATAAGATCATACGAATGGTATTCCTTATTATTAAATGTAAAATACCAATCCTCATCAAGCTCTACAGCCTCAAGGAAACGATCAGTAATCGCCACTGATATATTAAAATTGTTAAGCTCCCCTGCATCTAGTTTCACATGCAAAAACTCTAAGAGATCAGGGTGAGTGACATTTAAAATTCCCATCAAAGCTGTGCGACGATTCTTTCCAGCGCGTACATGC